ATGATGGAGGAGTTGTATCTCTGCGACTACTGGACCGGGCAGACGGATGCGTCCATCTGGATCGACGAGTTCATCCGCCTCGTCCGGCAGTGGCAGCCGGTGGGGTGGGGCGAGGAGTCCGGGCAGCTCATCCGCTCGTTGGACAGCGTCATCACGCTACAGCAGCAGCGGCACGACGCATGGACGGCGCGCGAGCAGTTCGCGTCATCTGTCGACAAGGCGCAGCGTGGGCAGGCGTTCCGGGCGTTGGCGGCTCAACGGCGGGTCTACCTGCCGCGCCAGGCGCCGTGGGCGAAGGACTTCCTCGAACGGCTGGTGCGGTTCGGCTCGGCCAAGCGCGACGACGACCACGACGCGGCATCCCTGCTCGGCCGGATGATCTACCAAATGCGCGGCGGCAAGGACACGACCAAGCCGTCCAGCGTGCCCGCCTACGGCACCTACGACTACTTGCTGTGGATCACAGATCAGCAGCGGCAGACGCAAGAATCCATCTACAGGAGCAAGTGATGAAGCTACCCGACGTGAACGAGTTCCGCCCGGCTGCGCGCCTCGGCAAGCGGCAGACGGAGGCCGACGTACCGGACCAGAACCCGTTCGATACATCACCGCAGTCGGAGTTCGAGTATTGGCACGAGAAGAAGGTCCGCGCGGCATTGGCCGGCATGAGCGGCGCGCTGAAGAAGCACCGGCCGTTCATCACCATCGAGCAGTTGATGGAGATGACGCACGTGCATCCGGAGTTGGAGGGCGAGTTGCCGGAGATCGACGGCATCCGCCACGGCATGTTCATGTTCAGCGTGTCCGGCAAGCTGCAGGGGCGCAGCGTCACCCGTGCGCTGCTCGGCGGGGATGTCATCCTCGTCTCCGCCGAGTCCCCGCATGCGGCCCGCAAGCAGGCGCTGCAGGGGCTGCAGGACACGCTGACGGCGGCGCAGGAGTACGCCAACGCGGCAGCGTGGGGCGTAGATCTATCGTCGCAGGAAAACCTAGGCGTTTCGTTGGACGCCGAGGCCCCGACGCGGCAATAACGGCGGTGTCGGGCGCGTGGGCGTCCGATGTCCGCACGGGGTCGTCGAAGCCGTGCCGGCTCGCAGGGCCGATCTCTGCCGGAGGCTCCAAACCATGTTCATGCGTCGCTCCCTTGGCGTGCTGGCTTCGGCCGCTCGCGGTATCACCGTCTCGTCCATCAGCAATGCCAGCCCGCATGTCGCGACGCTGGGCGCGCTGCACAACATTCCGTCGCTTGCGCAGAACCCGCGTGACGCGCTGCGCCGTTTCGCCCTGTTCGGCTCGACCGGCAGCGCGGCGGCCAACGGCATCTTCTCGCTGGTCTCGACCGGCACCAACACGTTCAGCCTGCCGGGCACGACCACGGGCGGCGCGGTGACTGTGACCAACACCGTGATCGCAGCGGTGTTCGACCAGACCCCGTTCATGAAGGGCCACGCAGCCGTCGCCTACGCACACCGTACCGCCGACCAGCTGGTGCTGGATGGCACGTTCGCGGTGATGGGCAGCAAGTCCGACGCGACCGACGCCGAGATCCTGGCGTCCGACGGGACCACGCTCGCCACCTACTTCGAGGACTGCATCAACGACGTCGCGTGGAGCGTGCCAGGCGCGACCAACGACGGCATCGACGAGATGCGCAACGTTGATCTGCGCCGGATGATGTACGCGGTGTGCTCCGCGTACGCGGCGGGCGGAGCGGAAATCGACCTCCTGTACTGATGGCATCACCCGCCTACAGCGCGGACACCGGCAGCGGGGAGCGGCAACGCCCCCCGCAGCTGGAGAATTGGCAGAAGCGCGTCCGCACCTACCACGAGGCCCACGACAAGCGCTGCAAGGAGTGGAAGGACAACCGCGAGTATTCGGCGGGCACCAAGCACGATGACGGCAAGGGCGGGCTGGTGCGGACCAACCTCATTTACGCCAATCAGTCCACCATCGTCCCGAACGTCTACGCCAAGAACCCCGAGATTGCCGTCTCCCCGAGCCGGTCCGTCTCCCCGGCCACCTATCGCACCGTCAAGCAGTTCGCGCAAACGCTCGACATCGTGCTCAGTCGCATGTTCATCGAGGACACGCAGCTGAAGCAGCGCATGCGGGCGGCGCTGTACAGCACCTACAACACGGGCGAAGCGTGGCTGAAGATGATCTATCAGCGCGACTACGCCAGCGATCCGATCATCAAGTCCCGTATCCACGACGCACAGGACAACCTGCGCACGCTCGAATGGATGCTGCGCCGGTCCAAGCACGTCGACGACTCGCGCGACACCGAACTGGCCAAGGCCGAACTGCTGACCATGATCGAGGCGCTGGAAGCGCAGGTGGAAGTGGTCGTCGCAGAAGGGCTTGTGATCGACGGCATCCAGTCCGACGACATCATGGTGCTCGACCGCACGCTGACGTTCTTCGACAGCTACGCGCAGGCCGACGCCATCGACCACATGATCTGGATGACGAAGGAGGACTACGAGCAGTTGACCGGCGTGGAGTGGCCGAAGGAGGGTGCGCCCACCATCCACCACGAGCGCAAGCTGCAGCCGGACTCGACCGGCGCGACGCCGGGATCGGTCAAGGATCGCGAAACCGCCGAACTCGTGTGCGTGCATGAGATCTGGCAGTTGAAGTCCAACACCGTCTACACCTTCGCCGAGGGCGGCTGTCAGTGGGCGCGTGAGCCCTACCAGCCGGCCAAGCAGCCGGAGCGCTGGTATCCGTTCTACCGTCTCGGCTGGAACTTCCAAGACGGCAGCATGAACGCGCTGCCCGATGTCTCGCTGCAGAAGGAGTTGCAGGACGAGTACAACCGCACCCGCACGCAGTGGGCGGAGCACCGGGCCGACAGCATGCCGGTGCGCGTGGTGCGCGGCAGTGGCTCGCTGACGCAGGAGGACGTCGACAACATCAAGAACCGCAAGAGCCGGCAGATCATCGTGGTCTCCGGCAAGCCGGGCGAGCCGCTTGGGCAAGACCTGGGCGAGATCCCCGGCATCCCGATGGACCCGTCCGTCTACGACACCAACCCCATTCGCGGCGACATGGAGATGGTGGCCGGCCGGGGTGACGCGGCGGCGGGCGGCATCGTCGAGGCCAAGACGGCGACGGAGGCGCAGATCCAGCAGGCCGGCCTGATGGGCCGCTCCGACTTCCGCCGCGACGTGACCGAGGACGTGCTCAAGGAGATGGCCAAGGCGGCGGCCGAGATCTGCCTGCAGGAGTTGACCGTCGAGCAGGTGCAGTACCTCGCCGGGCAGGATGCGGTGTGGCCGATGATGGCGAAGGAGCAGGTGTTCGCGCTCGTGAACATCGACATCCGCGCCGGCTCCACCAGCAAGCCGAATCAGGCCAAGGAGCGCGAGCAGTGGCAGATGTTGCTGCCGGTCATCGAGCAGACGATCACCAAGATTTTCGAGCTTCAGATGGCCGGTCAGCTGCAGCTGGCCGACGTGCTGCGCAAGCTGTTGAAGGAGACCCTGCGCAAGTACGACGAGCGCTTGGATCTGGAAGAGTTGCTCGGGCCGGAGGGCGAGGAAGGCCAGGCACAGGCGCAGCAGATGCAGGCCATGCAGCAGCAGATCGGCGAACTCTCCCAAGCGCTGGAACAGGCGCAGGCGCAGCTACAGCAGGCTGACCAGCAGAAGCTGGCGACCGAGCAGGCCGCGTTGGAGGAGAAGCAGTTCGAGCGCAGTCTCCGCGAGCGCGAGATGGAGGAGCGCAAGGCCGAGCGCGAGGCGACCAAGGCCGAGCAGGCGATGCGTTCGCAGGCGGACGAGCAGAAGCGCGCCGCCGAGTCGGAATCCAAGACCAGCATCACACGCGAACAGTGGGACCGCGAGGACCAGCGCGCGGAGGCCGAGCGCACGTTCCGCCGTGAGCAGGCGGCATTGGAGCAGCACGTGGCCGCGCTCAGTCAGCGCATCGAGCAGATGCAGGCGACGCAGGCCATGGCGGGCGAGGAGGAGGGTGACGACGGGGTCGAGGAGATCAAAGTCGACCTGCAAGCCCTGCAATCCAAGCTCGACCGCATCGAGACCGAGCGGCAGCGGCGCACCAGCGTCATTGCCGAATACCTGAAAGGGCCGCGCACAGACGACACATTGCGCGCCACCGTGAACAAATTGACCGGCATGCCCGGTGAGGAGACCGACTGATGCCATATAGCACCGCTGCAAAAAACCTGATGCTCGACGCCCTTACGGCAGATCGAGTACGGCTTCATTCGGGCGCCCCTGGGGCTGCGGGCACGGACAACGCACTGGGCGCGGGACTCTCGTCCGCCACCTTCGCCGCCGCGTCATCCGCCGAGCGCGCGCTGTCCAGTGACGTCACGGTCACGGGCCTGACCGCCAGCCAGTCCGTCACGCACTTTTCCGTGTGGAAGAACACCGGCACGGTATTCGAGGGGTCCGGCTCGATCACGGCCGGCGACGTAGCGGCTAACTCAGCGGGTGAGTACACGCTGAAGGCCACGAACACGAAGCTGCGGCTGACGGATTCGTAACATGCTGACCACCGCACA